CCGTTACAATTATGAATGATTCACAGTATACTGCAAGAAGTATTTTTGAAAAGTGGTCAAATCTTATTCAAGATCAAACTCAAAATTATTCACTCAAAGGGGATACTTCCTTATTTGGTACACTTCGTTGTAGTTTACTTAATAGGAAAAAATCAACTGATGCAGATGATTATAAAACCCTAAGAGTTTATACTTTATATGGTGTTTGGCCGTCTTCTGTATCTGCAGTTGATCTTGATTGGGGTAATAATGATGCGATTCAGGAATTCACTGTTGAATTCCAAGTTCAATACATTACCTCTGGAGTAACCAAAACAGCTGCTGACGGTGCAGAAGGTGATGGTGCAGAGACCGAGGCTGATCCAGAAAATACTAAAGCGTTTCAGACGACTTCTACAGCAACAGACTAAAATTTTTTCAATAAATAATAATAATACTAATTACAATAAGGTCTTATATAGACCTTATTTTTTTGTTCGTGTGTTTTAAATATGTCCTCAATTAAAGAATTAAAATCTGCAGTAAGCAATACCTATAAAGGATATGCAAAACCCAATAGATTTATTGTGGAGATAGATCTTCCTGGAAATGATACTTTGACTAAGCGATCTCGCATGATTGCCCTTCAAAGGGATTCGGAATTTTTTGTGAGGGCAGCATCGCTTCCATCATGTACATTAAGTACTGCAGAATATTATTATCAGGGTAAAACTTTTAAAATTCCTGGAGATAGGCAATATGAACCATGGACATGCACTTTTAATCTAGATACACACATGGCATACCATAATGCAGTATATGATTGGATTAATTCAAATAGAGGGGTAGAACCTGGATATAATAATACTCCGAAAAGAGGAAATAAATTTTTTCATACAAAAGATTTGCGAGTCAGTTTATTAGATAATAGAGGAAAGAAAACAATAACTTATGTTTTGAGATATGCATATCCAACTACTATACAGGGTATGCAAGCAGATTTTGGTGCTAATGACGCTATTTTGGAAATGACATGTCAGTTCGATTATCAATATTACGAAATTGAGAGGAGAACAGACTAGTTCTAGACTATCATAAATAAAGTATCACCTAAACTAATGTAATGAACGGTCAGCAACTATTTGGATTTTCTCTCGAAAGAGCGAAAAAAATTCCTAAGGGTCCTTCTTTTGTACAGAAAGATTCTATGGATGGATCGCAACCTATTGTAGGTGGCGGATATTATGGATATTCGGTTGATTTTGATGGTACTTTGCGTAATGAGTATGAACTCATTACGAGATATAGAGAAATGGTTTTACAACCAGAATGCGATAGTGCTGTCGATGATATTGTAAATGAGACGATTTGCGGAAATTTTGATGATGTTCCTATTGAAATTGAGTTATCTAATCTAAAAACTTCTGATAAAATTAAAAAACTCATTAGAGAAGAGTTTGACGAAATATTAAGATTGCTGGATTTTGAAAATCGTTCGTATGAAATTTTCCGTCGTTGGTATGTTGATGGAAGATTATTTTACCATAAGGTTATTGATCCCAAAAATCCTCGTTCTGGTTTAGTAGAATTGAGATATATTGATCCTCGTAAAATTCGTAAAGTTACTGAGTATCAACAGAAAAAACCAAACGAAATTCGTGGTGTTGATATGAATCAACAGTTGACGCAAAAAGCAGCAGAGTATTTTTTATATAATCCTAAAGGGTTAAAAAATTCCACCAATCAGGGTATGAAAATTACCACTGATTCTATTACATATTGTCATTCGGGCATTCAAGATTTAAATAAAAATATGACTCTTAGTCACCTTCATAAGGCGATTAAGGCAGTAAACCAACTAAGAATGATTGAAGATTCTTTGGTTATCTATCGTTTAAGTAGAGCACCTGAGCGTAGAATCTTCTATATTGATGTTGGTAACTTACCTAAAAACAAAGCGGAGCAATATCTCCGCGAAGTTATGAGTCGTTATCGTAATAAACTTGTCTACGATGCTAACACTGGCGAGATAAAAGATGACAAGAAGTTTATGTCAATGTTGGAAGATTTTTGGTTACCTCGTCGTGAAGGTGGTCGTGGTACTGAGATCACCACTCTTCCCGGAGGACAAAACCTTGGCGAATTAGAAGATGTTAAATATTTTCAAAAAAAATTATACAAGGCACTTAATGTTCCCTCATCTCGTTTAGAAACTGAAACGACTTTTAATATTGGTCGTGCTGCCGAGATTACTCGGGATGAAGTTAAATTTCAAAAATTTGTTGCTCGTCTTCGTAAGCGTTTCAGTGAACTTTTTACAGATTTACTAAAAACCCAACTCATTCTTAAAGGAATAATTTCTCTAGAAGAATGGGATGAAATGAAAGAACATATTCAATTTGATTATATTGCGGATAATTATTTTACCGAATTAAAAGAAATTGAGATCCGTAACGAAAGGATGAATCAAGTTGCTTCTATGGATCCTTATGTCGGCAAATATTTTTCAATTGAATATATGCGTCGTCAAGTACTTAAACAAACTGAACAGGAGATTAAAGAAATTGACAAACAAATACAATCTGAGATGGATGCAGGTCTTATACTTGATCCGTCAGAAGCAATGGATCCTACTATGGATCCTGGCATTGGACAGTCTCCGACTGAAAATCCGCAGCAACAGGAAGAACAAGGACCAGATTCAGCAGATGCAAAAAGAGGAGAATTCTAAATAACTAAATAATATTATTGGGAGTATATTATGCCAAGCGAAATTGCAAAACAAATTGTAAATCAAATTTTTGGTGACGAAAAAGCATCCGCAATGGATTCTGTAAACTCTGCACTAAATACTGCTGCATTTGATGCGGTTCAAGCACATAAACTTGAATTTGCAAAACAAATGGGATTTGAATTAGATGATACTGCTCAGGATGCTGCAGATGAAGTTGCCACAGAACTACCTGACAACACTGATATTGAACCTGAAGAGGTAGAAGTGCCTGCTCCCGAGGCAACTGCCGAAGAACAACCCGAAGAACCTGAAACCGATGAAACTGATAGCTGAAGAAATCACTCAAGTAGACTTCCTTTGCGAAGCAACTGAGGAAGGCAAGAAGAATTACTTCATTGAAGGTATCTTCTTGCAAGCGGAACTGCAAAACCGTAATGGTCGCATGTATCCCAAGGCAGTTTTGGAGCGCGAAGTTGCTAAATATGATGATACTTACATTAAGTCTGGTCGTGCATTGGGTGAACTCGGTCACCCTGATGGTCCCTCTATCAACTTAGATAGAGTTTCCCATAAAATTATGTCGCTTAAAAATGAAGGCAATAACTTCATTGGTAGAGCGAAAATTCTTGACACTCCTATGGGTAAGATTGCCAAGAACCTTCTCGATGAAGGTGTAAAACTTGGCGTTTCTTCTAGAGGTATGGGTTCCATCCGCAAAGAAGAAAAGTGTAATGTTGTTTGTGATGACTTTATGCTTGCCACTGCTGCTGATATTGTAGCAGATCCTTCTGCTCCCGACGCTTTTGTCGCTGGCATTATGGAAGGCAAAGAATGGGTTTGGGATAACGGTATTCTCAAAGAGGCATCTGTTTCTCAAATTAAAAAAGAAATTGATGAAGCAACTCTAATTAATTTGCAGGAGCGTAAAATTTCCGCATTTGCAAAATTCATGAAGAGTTTATGATTTATAAATAACTATAGATAAGAGAAACATTACGGAGTACATAACAATGTCTGATGCCCTCGATCAACAGCAAATTGATGAAATGTCTAATGCTGTAACTAAAGATGCTAAACCCGGTGAAAAAATTGATACATCCAAAGGTGGTGCTAAAAAAGTTATTAATGTAGACACAGATAGCATGGAAGGTGCAAAGGGCACTAAGAATGCTGGAGCATCTGCTGCAGGTTCTGTTAAGCATGAAGGTGAAAAATCTTTGAAGACAAAACCTTCTGATGCATCTGCAAAAATGGAGGAAACTGAAGATGGCGAAGAAGAAGTCCTCGCTGAAACCGAGTACGACTTTACTGAAGATGTTGACGCTCTTGTCGCAGGTGAAGATCTTTCAGAAGAGTTCAGAGAAAAAGCAGTAACTATTTTTGAAGCTGCTGTCACCGCAAAAGTCAATGCTGAAGTTGCAGCATTGCAAGAGGCATTTGAATCTACTCTGACCGAAGAGGTTGAAAAGATTCAAACAGAATTGGCCGAGAAGGTAGACGATTACCTCACTTATGCCGCCGAGTCTTGGATGAAGGAGAATGCTCTCCAGATCGAACACGGCATTAAGACTGAGATGGCAGAGTCTTTCTTCAACGGTCTAAAAGGTCTCTTCTTAGAGCACAATTTCAGTGTCCCTGAGGAGAAATTCAACCTGCTTGATGGAATGGCAGGTGAGCTTGATGAGATGGAAGCTAAACTCAACGAGCAAATCGACACCAATGTTGCTTTAAATAAGCAACTCGGTGAGTTTGTAAAAATGGAGATCGTGAACGAATGTGCTACTGGCCTTGCTGAAACCCAAAAGGAGAAGCTGGCAGCATTAGCAGAGGGTGTTGAGTTTGAAACTGAAGAAGATTTTCATAAGAAAATCGAAACGATTAAGGAATCCTACTTCACAAGAAAGGCTGAACTTACAGAATCTGTAAGCGACCCCACTGAAGAAGCATCGGAACCCCTTGTCGAAGAAACAGTGAGCGGCACAATGTCGAAATATGTTGATGCATTGGCTCGCTGGTCCAAATAATTATAAATTAACTACTTTTTTCGGAGAAAAACAATGACTGTTAAACAACTCCAGGAGAAGTGGGCACCCGTTCTGAATCACGATGCTCTTCCCGAGATCGGTGATTCCTATAAGAAAGGCGTAGTTGCACAACTCCTCGAAAACCAAGAAAAGGCACTTACCGAAGAGGCAGGTGTCCTTAACGAAACACTTCAAACAACCGGTTATACTGGCGCATCGACCGCTACTGGTCCTGTTGCTGGTTTTGACCCCGTTCTGATCTCTCTGATCAGACGCTCCATGCCTCAACTGATCGCATATGACATTGCTGGCGTTCAGCCCATGACTGGTCCTACTGGACTGATCTTTGCAATGCGTACCAACTATGGTAGCGAGCGCGATCCTAATGCTTCTGGTTACGACGAAGCATTCTTCAACGAGCCCAACGCTGGTTTCTCTGGTGGTGCTGGCACCTCCTACGATCCTGGCGCTTCTAGCTCTGCCAACAACGACGCTGAAGGCAACAACCCTGCCGTTCTGAACGATTCTTCTCCTGGCACTTACGAGCAGACTGGTGATGCCACAGGCATGACTACTGCTACTGTTGAGGGTCTGGACGACGCTACTTCCGGTAGCGAGTTCCGCGAGATGGGATTCAGCATCGAGAAGGTCACTGTTACCGCTCGTGCTCGTGCCCTGAAGGCAGAATACAGCATCGAACTCGCACAAGACCTGAAGGCAATTCATGGTCTGGATGCTGAGCAGGAGCTGAGCAACATCCTCAGCACTGAAATCCTTGCTGAAATCAACCGTGAGGTTGTTCGTACCATCTACACCAACGCTGTTGCTGGTGCTCAGAACAACACTGCTAACGCTGGTATCTTCGACCTCGATGTCGATTCCAACGGTCGTTGGTCGGTTGAGAAGTTCAAGGGTCTCCTGTTCCAGATCGAAAGAGATGCTAACGCAATCGGTCAGCAAACTCGTCGTGGCAAGGGTAACATCCTGATCTGCTCTGCTGATGTTGCTTCTGCTCTGGGTATGGCTGGTGTTCTCGATTACACCCCCGCACTCTCAGGCAACAACGGTCTTGCAGGTGTTGATGATACCTCCAGCACTCTGGTTGGTACTCTGAACGGTAAGATCAAGGTTTATGTTGATCCTTACTCTGCAAACGTTGCTGATAAGCACTACTACGTTGCAGGTTATAAGGGTACTTCTCCTTATGATGCTGGTCTGTTCTACTGCCCTTACGTCCC